CTTACCCTCAAAATTTCCTAAATCCCAAGTTCTTAAAGAATCAGACGCATTTATTTGTGGTATATTATAAAACTTATTCATTAGAAAATTTGAATATCATAGTAAGACAATAAACGATTCATGATCAATTCTTTATTATAGCTATTATCAAAATATAAAGTTACAATAAAATATGTACTGCGCAATCTATCTTGTTTAGAAGTACTTAATTGATTTCTTGGAATTTTTAATCTCCATTTGTCAAACTTACGTTTAAATCTATCTGGAGTAAATGCTATTTTATTTGTGTCTTGATACTGTGTTTGAATTCTAAATGCAGTAATAGTCTGTGTTCTATCTATTACTTTATTATCATCGCGTACAATAGAATTGAATTCAATAGTTCTAAGGACTTTATTATAATCTGCATTAGGATTAACTACTAATGAAATAGAACATTCTTGTGTTGTTCCATAAAATTTACCATAATCTCCTATATTATGGGCCCACATTTTACTAACGTGAGAGTTTCTATTGTAACTTGGACTTAATAAAATATCGCCGTTTTCTATCCAAATAGGAGGAGTAGCGGAATGTAATGTTGAGAATTGTTGCATTAATTCATCGTATATTAATGAATAGTCATTAATTTGAATGCTTTCTGATTTTCCTAATATTTGAAAAAATGCTTCTGTAGGATCTTCAAAAGAAGTAAACTCTTCTGTAATAATTCTATAAATACTTCCATTACTTACAATGTCTCCAATATGGTAAGTATAGTTTGGCAAAAATTCTATGTAGAATCCTTTACTTAAAAAAGTAAAAATTACCTCATCATTTATTTTATCTTTTGCAATTGTAACTCCTTTTCTTAAAATTGGATTATCTCCTCCTTCTACTTTGCGATAGAAAATAGCTGGAGGAAGTTTTTGGAACCAAGAGTGCATTCCTTTTATTTCTGATATAGGATTATTTGCTCCTCCTGCTCCAATTACAAAAGCTTTACGATTTATAGCATCAAAATAATAAATACCTCCTTCAGTAGGTTTAATTGCCCATTGGTGAATAGAACCATGCTCTTTTGTATAATACTGGTGTTTACCAAATCCTGTACCTGTTCCTAATTGTGTAGGAACTCCATCTTGAGATGTTGTGATAGCTGCACGATTAATTGCATAAATTCCTACAGCACGATCTTGAAAAAAGAATACTGTATCTTTCCAATTTAGTATTTTATTTATAGGACCATAATCATCTATATCATAAAAATCATTAGCAGCAAATTTTGTCCACGAATCAATTAATTCGCCATTGTATTTAATATTAGAAAGTCTTCCTCTAATATCATTTACTTCTCCTCCTGTTGAATTAGATGGTTTTACAAAGAAAGGCAAGTCTTCATTTTCTCTTTGATATACTCCGTTACCATCATACATATTATATGTTTTACCAGACAAAGTGTAAGAATTTGATGCTTCTTGTCTTAATACAACTTCTGTTGAGGTTCCTTCAGTAAATTTTACTAATGTTTGTGAGTTTGCTCCATATTGCAATTGAATATTAAAAGAACATTCTATAGGCATTACTATTGTACGAGAAGTTGATGTACCAAAATCTTTTGCAAAAGATCCTCCTGACTTCATTGTAAAAAATTCCGTATATAACTCTACTGTAGAAGTTTGAAAAGTAAACATTGATAAAAATGTATCTCCTCCAAAAACTTTAGGATTTAAATTAGCTTTTTTGATTACTGGAGAAGCAGGTATAAAAATATTTGCAGATAATGCAGAATAAGTAAATCCTCCGTAGATTTCTTCTTTAGGTAATACTGTATCTACAATTGGAAAATAATTACGTAAATCTCCTCCACTTTGTGGATAAACATAAGTAGGATCCCACCAATTTGTGCTTGAAGTATAAGGAATAGTAGCGCTTGAAATAGGGTCAATATTAAATCTATTTATTTTAGTTGCTACTCCTGAGGCACCTTTGGACACCTCCATATCATTACTATTTCCTCCTCCTGCTAAAGGATTATTTATTCCAGAATTATAATCATAACTTACATGATAATTTCTTAAATAAATAGGTTCACCACTAGAAGGAAAAGGACCAGCAATTTGTGTTTGATAATTAGAAGCTCTATCACTGTTAGGAAACATATCTAAAAAATATCTGTTTGCTGGCACATTTAGTATTTTAATATGTTGAGGAGACCTTGTTGCAAGATTTTTAACAGTTCTGATTTTTAATCCGTAATCTTTATTTTGAACAGCTAAACTATCTCCTGTTAAATCTTTATCTGTTTGATAATGATCTATACCTCTTTGATAAGCTCCTGTAGCAAGTAAACAAACTTTTCCAGTATTTAATAATGTACTTTTAGCAGTTCCTGCTTTAGTCATTGTAGTAATACGACTAAAAGATAATTCTGGAGTATGATACATCAAGTAATCAGATTTAACTGCAGATCCTGTATCTCCAAAATATCCTGTAGTACTCATATTATTAAAAGTACTTATAGGAGCTTCTTTTGGATTAGAAGGATTAAACCAATCATCACCATCTAAATGCCAATGTTGAGTAGAGTCTCCTGTAGGATTATTAAAGTCAAAACTTCCATCTGGAGGGCCAATAGGAATATCTCTAAAACATTTAATAATACCTGACATCAATCTTCTAGTATCAGCAATTTCTCTTTTTACTCTTACTATTTGGTAACTTTTAATATCATTCATAAAGTTAGGACAACTAGAAAAATCAAATAAAAATTCTAATCCTAAACTGTATCCTGTTGTATTATCTCCTGAAATATTTTTGCTTAAAGGAAAATAATTAGTGCCTGATAAATTATTAGCAATATCTTCATCAGAAATATCTGGAAATTTAATATCTCCAATATGTTCTACAAAAGATGCCTCTCCTTTAGAATTATAAAATACTATTCCAAAACGATATGTTTCTCCGCGTTTATATCCTCTGATTACTCCTGATGTAAATGGAGAAGAGTTACTCGAAAATGTGGGGTTAAAATAAGTATAACCATCATTTAAATTAGGAACATATCCTGGATTATTATTGATATTAGCAAAATTTGCTTGATTGTCAGTATCAATAATAAATGGTTCTAAATGAAATTTTAGTTTAATATTAGATCCAGATGTTGCTGCGGGATTTAAAGATTCTGCACCAAGAGTTAAACCATTTGATTGATATTTAAATTGTTTAGTATCGTGCCAAGTTTGTAACCAATGAGCATCTATATTATACTCTTGATTAAATTCATTTGTACAAGGAATTCCCGAAGAATCGTATCGAAGTAATTTAAAATTAAATGACTCTCCTAAACTTGCTATTATATCTGCAGCAGATGCATTTTTAGCTTTTAAATTTGCTATTACTAATCTACTATCTTTTTGAGTTAATGTTTTACAAGTACGAAATGTATAATTTTTATTTGTAAATGTTAATAACTCTATATCATAGGCACCATTTTCATTTCCTGTAATAGTAAATTGCAATGATGTTCCTATTATTTCTTGAGTTTCAATATATTGCACAAGAGGTACTCCTACAGGAGTTTCATGTGAAAGTAAGAATACATCCATTTGATTAAATACTCCTATATAATCAGTAGTATCTATAATTACTTTAATTGCTTTACTTGTAGGCTCAGAAGCTTGTCCTCCTACGTATTGAGCACTTTGTCCAATTGTTTCTGCAGTAGGGGTAATGTGTATTAAGTTTCCTGGAGGTGATAATAAAGTTTCCTTTCCGTCAAGAGTTCTTACTCTATAACAAACTTGATAAATTCCTGATTTTAAAACTCCTCCTGAAGGTAATTCTTCAAGTAATGGCTGAGTATAAGTAATAGTAGGAAAAGTATCTAATTCTCCTGGTAATATAGTTAATAAATTACCTGCTTCAATATTTAAAGATCTTAAATCTTCATTATAATCTGTCCAATAAACTCTTTGTACAGAATCTTTTTCAAATCTTCCTAATGCTTCAATTGGATGATTTTTGCTAAAGTTTAAATTAGCATTATAATATAATACTTTAGGAAAACCTGTTATAATTTCTCTACTAGATGGATTATATTGTACTTCATATATCCATCCTTTAGTATTGGAATCATCTGCTACAAAATAAATAATTCTATTTCTAATTGTAGTATAGCCAATAATTTCAGCTGTTCCTGTAACTGACCATAAGGTTCCTCCAAACATTCCACTATTAACAAAAGTAAATGATTCTTCATTTCCTTTCATATTAGTAAAAGCTCCAATGGATTCTCCATTAGCTGTAGTTATTCTAATATCTACTGCATCAATATATAAAGTAGGTTCTAGACTATCATAAGCATTATCCTTATTTAGTCCTCCATATCTATTTACATGTTGTTCCATCTATGAAGTTGCTGGGTTAGGAGCATTAGCTGCTACTAAGTTAATAGTTGATACAAGTGCTGTTGAAGCTTTAGGTCTAAATTTACGTTGCTCTGGCAACTGCATATTTGCAAAGAAAGATGCATGATCCTGTACAGCAGGAATAGTACGCATAACTGAATTTTTTACAGTTTCTGCTTCATCTACACCATTCCATTGTTTAGCATGATTTACTGCTTGAGCAAAATACCACTCTTTATCTCGTTCTATAATTTGAAATTTATCTCCCGCTAATTCATTGCGTATCCAAAGTTTTCTTGCAATACGATGTGCAATATAATGAGAGCCTGCTTCTAACCATTGTTGTTCTGCAGGAATAGTAGGATAGCCACAATTGTCGGTAGGTATGGCGCTGTATGACATTGCTATGATACCTTTTGATTTTGTTGTGAAAATGTATCCTTGTCCTACAGTATAAGTTTCACGTGATTCAGAAGTATAATCTCTATCATCTAGATGATATCTCTTGTGGAAGTAATCTGTTTTCCAGCGCATTGGAAACATTTGTCCTTTACCGCATTGAGCTTCTTCTAAAGTAGAGACGCCACTAATGTCTGCAGTTTGGCCGATTTTATATAAATCAAATGGCAAATCTCCTCTACCGTCACATATTTCTATGTAAGCAATTTTTTCTTCCATAGTCACACCTACATTAGTGTGAGCCATGAACTCTGCTAACCATTCTATTCCTTCCTCTTCGTGAATGTCATAGTTGAAACCAAAGTCACGTATAACTTTGTCAATAATGGTTTTGTATGAAACGGTATTTCCTGAGTACATTATTCCATATTTTTAAGAAGTGCTTCTAATCTTGCTGCAATGCCTTCTGTAGATTTATCCATTGTTGGATCTTCAGTGCTTACAGATTTTTCTGTTTTCCATTCCCACTCTCCTTTGTCATTTTTGCAACGACATTCTTTAGTGATGATGTATCCGCCTTCAACTTGTTCTACGCGTGTTTCTTCTGAAGAACCGTCTTCAAATTCTTTACGAGTAATTTTTACTGTTGATTCCAAAGATTTTGGAGATTCCATTGCTTCTTTTAACTCATCCATAATAAAAAGTTTTTCTGTTTGGGTCTTTAACAACTTTAGCAAGTAGTCTTGAAAATTGTCTACTCGCCTTAAAGTTATAAAAACTTTTGTTAATTAAATTAATCGTTATCTTATCCCAATAGTGCTCATAGAATTCTTGATTGCTATGATCGTTCTCGTGATAAATTACTGTTTTGTTTTCAATCTTTGTTATTTCATCTCTTGATAATCCTGGATATTTATTTTCCCAGTATTCCCAAGTTGCTTTCCAGTTTGGTCTAAGACTTTTAGCTCGTTCTCCATTGGCTTTAAAAAAGTGTAGAGCCTTGCTACGAATCCTAAACTTTCCTACTTTAGTTACTTTTACTTCTAGCCCTTTAGTAACTATTTCAGTGCTGTACTGTGTTAAAAGGTCTTTGACAAATGCATTGTATTGCTTCCTCTCTACTATTTTTTCCTTTGCATTCTGCAGGTAAAACTTGTAAAAATTGTCTTTCTTTATACTTGCTTTGTTTTTTCCTTCACCTCTTTTTAAGTATTCACTCATATTTACTTATTATTTGGAGCAGGCATTCCTCCTTCTGTTTTGCCGTCTTCTGCATTATTGGAATCATCAGGAGTAAACATACCTTTTTGCATTAATTGTTGTAGTACCAATGATTTAACATACGCCCACATCCAAAGATTTATTGGATATGGATCATCATTACTATAACAAGTATTTCCCGAACAATCTATAAAATCTCCTAAACTTGTTGGATCTTCAAATATTCCACTTATTGTAATATTACTAATTAAATTTACATTAGGATTTTTACTAATTAAATATAAATGCTTATTATATAAAAAAGCATATATAGCATTACGATTACTTCGTCCATTTCCTGCATAAGGTACGCGAGAAAAATCAATTAAAATATATCTTGGCAATGTTATATCAACAGGTCCTACAGATGAAATTCCTTTAGTATAATATAATTCAATAGTATTTGGAATTTCATTTACGCTTCTAATAATTTTACAATCACTTGGAACAGCAATACAACAATCAATTGGACTTACTAATTCCATTGCAACACATTTTAATGTTTGTATTACATAAGGATCTATAGAGCGGTTTTTATTATACTCATTTCTTAAAAATAACGCACGTTGTTCATTAATCAAATCCGTATAGAATTCATAAGAAAATGAGGATTCTACAGAGTTAATTGCTAATGACTCATCTAATTGAGCACGTAAGTCTACCATTGATAACATAACGAACAAATATACGATTAATTTTAATATTATCTACCTTGTCCTCGATAAGCTTTTTTATAGCTTCTAGAACTTTTAAGTTTAGATGTCTGTGTCTTAGCATGTATTCCTGGACGTGATACTTTAACAGATACTTTCTTTGTTCCTGTATTGTCTTTAATCTTAGCCATGATTATCTATTTTTAATTGTAAAATTTAATAATGTAAACATATAAAAATCTCTAGATTTATCTACTTCAATTGTAATAAAATCTACAGCGCCTAATCTTAATCTTAGAGATATTTTATCCCATTGCTTTCTAGTAGACTTCCAAGAGTTTCTTGTTTTCATAACTTATTTTTTAAAATATAATTCTGCTTCTGCAACACGACGACGAACTAAACCTGGAAGAGTTTTTCCGCCTGCTTTTGTCCATTTCATAAACTCATCGTCAATAGTAGAGTCGTCAGGATTTTTATTTACTTTTTTAAGCAATGTAGAAGATTTTAAATTACCTTGACCTACATTGTAACAAAATGAAACTAATGCATCAAACTGATTCTGTGTGATAGTATCTATACAAAAAGAATCTACTGCTTTTTCATAAGTCACTAACATAATTTTTAATAACTCTGTTGCAAATTCTTTTGTTATTGGAGTATCTGTTGGCTTTACTTTATTACCGTTTGGATAATAAGTGGCACCGTAACCAATTGTCCATATTCCTGCTGGACATTTGTAAGGTTTTGCTGAAAATCCTTCAAACGATTTAATTAACTCAATTCCTGTTGTTCCTATTTTTGTAACTTTCATAATTTTAATTTTAAATTGGAAATTTTCTGCTATCTACTATTTTAGTGATAAAGGTCTTTTTATCTTTTTCATACTCATCACATCTTATATCTAAAATTCTACCTCCTACAGGCTTAACAGGAGCACCTCTTTCAACATGCCATCCGTGACTACCATCGCCGTATTCTTCTTTATAGGTTCCTGTAAGCATTAGATGAATATTTTTATGTTTTATCTCATATCCTTTTTGAGAATGATATTTAATCATTTCTCTAACATCGTTACGAGAAGAATTTTCATGAATATGTCCCATTGTGAATACATCAAAGTCTTCATACATTTCAAGAGCACGAGTTAGATTAAGAGCTCCTTTAGTTACTACTCCTCCTCCACCTGAACCGTGAAAATATTTGATTCTACTTGTTTGACGACAATTGCTTCTGTACATTTGGTTAATAATCAACCAACCTCCGTAACCGCCTGTGTGAACATTAGTTTTGTTTTTGTAGTTTAGTAAATCAACAAATCTTTGTAGAATATCAGTTTCTTGATATTTAATAATTCCCGTTTCGTGATTTCCGTAACCAATTACTGTAAGTAGATGCGCGTAAGGCGACCACCATTCAACAGCTGTTTCTACAATAGAATCTAAATATTTTGCATTGTTGTGCTCAGGGCGGATATCAGATTTGTTTCTTCTATTATCTCCTCGTCCTTGCATTAGACAAAACATATCGCCATTGATATGAATTAAGATATTATTCTCTAAACAATAGTCTAAATGTTTTTTTAAATAATCCCAATCACATTTTGGATTATCCCAATGGATATCTGATAGCATTGCTATCTGAAAATGTTTCCCTTCAACATTTAATTGATGGATGTTTTTGCCGTGTTTAATCAACGTCATTTTCTAAATCTTTTTTAACTTTTTTAATACTTCTAATATTTTCTAAAATTTTGTTAAAAAAAGAATAACCCTTTACTGCTTCAAAAGATTCGTCCATTGATTTTACCTCAATGAATATAAGGGAGAATGCCATTAATTTAGTAGTTACAAAATCTATTGATATAAACAATTTAGTAAACTCATTTACTATATAAGTATCTACACAAAATAAAGTAAAAATCATAATGGTATAACTAGTAACTTTTGGTACTAGTCCTTTTCTACAAAGTTTTGAACTAAAACGTTCCCCTAACTTTCGTGCTTTCCAAACACCAAAACATGTATCTACAATAGTAGATAATCCTACAAGAAATATCATAGGCATGATTGGAGTAAAGAAAATAATAATTGGTAAAAGTAAACTTTGATAAACGGCAGTTAGGGTTGTTTTCATTTTAGTATATAATTTAATTGAGTTTCGTGAACTTAGCCACTATAGCTGCTGTAGTTCCAACCGCTACCATTTTGCCAGCAACTACAGTAATAAGCGCAGGAACAGCAAAAGGAAGAGTAGGTATAGCTAATCCTACTGCTCCTACAGTAATTCCTGCTTTAATTACATTTTTAAAGAATCGTGGAGTTTCTGAATTCCATCGTCTTCTTAAATTTCTAAAAGTTGTTTTTAATTCTCTCATGATTTTTGTTTTTATCTTATTTCTCTAAATTTAACTGAGGCATAACAGTTTTGTGTGCCACTAAGAGATCTTGCTATTAAACTTAATGTTCCCATAGTTCTAGGATTTCCTGCTGCATCAAGTGTTATTGGATATCTTGAGTATACAGCTGTATTTGTAACTGTTTTAACACTTCCCCCTGATGCTACATATCCTGCATCAATTATTACTGTTAAATTTCCTGCAACATTTTGATCTGCATTATATTCAACAGTAGAATATTGAGTATTCACATTATTATAACCTGTACCACCTGTTGTAGATAATCCTATACCTAATTGCCAATATACAGCTTGATTTCCTGCATTATAAATTTCTACATCTATAAATGCTACTCTTGCTCTATTTATTATACTATTAAAAAGTTGTTTAGGACGAAGACTTAATAAATGTGTAAAAGTAGTTCCTGGTGCTATAGCACGTAAACCACTTGCCTGTGAAAATGTATAACCAAAAAGATCTATATCTTGTGAACCTCCTTCAGCAACTACTGCTGAACAAATAAAGTTCATAGTTGTATTAACAGTATGTAATACATCTATTAAACATTTTATAGGAAGATTTGCTGTTTGAATATAAGGATTTGGAAATTGATTAGCATGAAGAAATTCATGGACATAAATAATTTTACCGTCAATATCAAATCCCATACGTACTCTACCCACATAAAGTGCTTGAAAATCTATAACTAATATTTGAGTTTTTGTAAGGTCTAATATTATTCCACTTCCTCCTGTACCATCTAATTTATCTAAATTCCAAATAGCTTGTGGAATTATCTCATCTCCTGTACTTGTTTGTGATTTTATTACTAACTCTGGTCTAAATGTATCACCGTTCCATCTAAAAAGAAAACCGTTATTATCATCAAATAAACCAATAGATTTTATGCAATTAGAAGAAAATCCTGTAGGTTCTCCTAAATTTTCAGTATTCATATTAAATGTTAAGAATACTAATTGAGACTTAGAAGGTTGATAAGGAATATACTCAAAGCTTTGCATTGATATTGATGTTCCAGTACCTGATCCATTTGTTGCTAATACTGCGCATCTATTTACATCATCGTGAGTAACTGTAGAACTTCCTCCAATTCTTATTATTTCATATAATACATCATGAAGGTCATAAGTAAATTGAGCTGAAAATAAAGTAAGTGGATTACTAACACGTAGTCTGCTAAATGCATCTAAATTAGCGCCATCTTTTATAGCAACTTCTCCATTACTACTTCCGCCTCCAAATTTTGATATGCTAGTGCTCATAATTTTATGTTAGGTTTGCTACAATGTTTCCTACTACTTGCGCTACTAAGTTAGGAATATTTGTTGTATTTGATTTTATTGTAGTTAATTCTGAAGAAGTATTAACTGGTAAATTATCCGTTCTGTTTTTTATATCAGCAATACCTGCATTATTTGGAGCAGTATAATTACTTAATGCTAAACGTGAACTAACAGTTGTATCTAAGTTAGCAAGTTTTGTAGAATTAGTGTCCATCTCTGTTCTAATAGCTGTGACAGTTGGTGGTGTAGTATAACTAGCTGATGCTAATCGAGTAGATACAGCAACATCTAAGTTAGTTTGACTAGCTGGATTTGATGGTAAATTATCTGTTTTAGCTTTTATAGCAGTAATGCTTGTATTGTCAGGCGCAGTATATCCACTTGAAGCAAGTCTTGAAGAAATAGTAGCATCTAAGTTTGCTATCTTAGTTTGGTCTATTGTACTTCCATTACTTGTAATATTAGTAGCAGCAGTTAATACTCTTGTAGCATAACTCCATATACTCGCTTCCGTTACACTTGTTGCACCTGAAGTAGTATAGTCTTTTAATCCTGCATCTGATG